AGAGGCTATCTACAGGGTGTAGATTTAGAAGCTATTAGTGATACGAGATTCAAGTGTCTTGTAGATCTATATAAGGACCTACAAAAAGACCCTACTCAAATAGAGCAGGGTCAAGATCTAGAGCTTCAAGCTTTTCTGGATGCTTTATCGAAAGGTGATATTTAGCGTTTCTTTTCATATAGAGCGCGTATATGCTTGACTACCTGAGCATTACCAATTCTAATAGCATAGTCTACTTCTGACTCATAGGGGTAGGCTGGTAGCGTATTGGGGAATGTTCTTTCTAGATACTCTAGTAAATCCACATCAACATTGAAATCAGGAATCTCTGGAGAGAAAAAGTCGGCTATTTGTTTCTTTTTAGTCAAAGCTGATCTCCTTTAGTATTGGATTATCCCAAACCTTTACGCTGGGCATTGTATTGGATTTGAATATTTGTTTTGCTCCGTCCTGAGTATAACATTCACCGCAGTTTCGTACTGATTTATGTTCTGACATAGGACATTCAACTTCAAACTCACAGTTACATACTGTACATTTATATTCGTAGATCATATTAAATTTAGCTTTTCCTCAATGTCTGGGAATAACTCCAGAACAGATTCAGCATTTTCTTCTAAAAGAGACTCTAGATCTTCATAATCCATAGTTAGTAGTTCTTCCCATAGATCTCCAGATTCTTTGAAAGTCATTTTTGAAACTGCATTATGCTTATACATAGAATGTAAAAAATAGACTAATTGTTTTTTACTAAACATATATTTACCTCGCTGTTTAGTAAGTTCCCACTTATTAGTATTCTTTAGTTTTTTTATTCTTTGTTCTTCTATGTATATCTCTTTTGATTTCTGGGCATTTCGTTTTCTTCTCCAGGAATCTCTAGCTTTATTACTTGATAGACTCATATCTAATGATAGAATCTAAAGCTTATATTTTCAAACACTATCCTGAAAAAGAAAAGAAACCCCTAAAAGAAAAGAAAAACAAACACATCAATACACATTTGTATTTATATAACACTTGCCGCCCCCTTTGAAGGGGCGGCCATCCAAACCAATCTTGAATGGCGGTTCTTGGGGAAGTACCCCAAAAAAAAGAAACAGTAACAACAATCAAGATTTATCCACTTGGACCCTGCCAAGAATACCGCTAGAAGAAACAGGAGCTTCTAAACCTATCAAGTTGTCTATAGTTCAAACAGGTCGGCCAGCGTTCTTTGAATTACCTAGCCATACTTATATAGTATAGGTTCCTACAAAAACAAAAGAAAAAATCATTTTTTTATAGTATCTTCCCTAAATAATAATAGAGGAAAATATTTATGAAAAAAATCAATTCAAGACTCTCATGCTTATATAAGTTATTATTTGATTTACAAGATAAACAAAACGATTACGCTTACTGGATACAACTAGAAAAAGCGTTTAGGGATTACCTGAAGCCTAAACCAGAAGATGAAGATGCTTTTAATGTATTTTTGTTAGAGGTATATAATAGAAGTGATCATTTTGTACCTACTAAGGGCTGTAAGGATAGCTTTTGTCAGAAGATCTACTTGATTAGGTTAGCTTTCTGTAATCACAAACTAAAACAAAAGAGATCCCAGATTGCTGAAGAAATTAGAATATTGAAGTATAAAGAAAAAAAATACGATCTAACTTACGAAGAAATGATCCAATTACAACACTTAGTAGATATAAAAAGAAAGTTGTAGGAACTTATAAAATAGAGGTGCTTTGTTATGTTTGACTTTTTGCTAGAATTACTTAGTTTTGATTTGCTAGGAATAGAGTGGTTTGGCTTTCTTCCTATGTTTGGCTTGTTTGGAAGACATGCTAGAAGAAAAGCTAGAAAAAGAGCTGCTATACAAGCTCTTACATCAAGAATTAGACAGGCTGACTACGATATGATCTCCAGGGTTCAAAGAGGTTTACAAATCAGACGCCTAGCAAACAATGATATATATACCAGAATTAGGACTATGAGAGGAACAATAAGGGTTTTCAATCCATCAGAAACAGCTTTATATACAAACCCTGACCAGCCCCCAATTAACCCAGCAGATTAGGAGAATAAATTATGTGTGGATCATCAAGTGCTTCGGTGCCGCCACCGCCACCTCCCCCCCCAATTCAGATACCCCCAGAGGTAGCTAACAAGCAAGAAATTGTTCCTCCAACTGGAATGTTTGATCCAGTAAGCTCTAAGTATGTTTTTCGTAGAGCAGGAGTACCAAAGTTTAGAATTGAATCTTCAGCAAAACAAGAAAGCAAGACTTCAGGCGAAGGCACAAAGCCTGAGTAATAAATAGATATGAGTTACAAAACAGCAAAACAACTATACGATAAAGGATTGTCAGATAGAGAAAAGTTTCTAGAAGTGGCTAGAGATAATGCTGCTGTTACGATTCCATATATTTATCCTGATACTGATCACGAAGAAGGTGAAGAATTTGATAGTAGTTTTCAATCGTTAGGTGCAAGAGGAGTAAACCATTTAGCCAGTCAGCTACTAGGTGTTTTATTTCCTACTGCTCAACCCTTTTTTCGTCTTTCTAGTGATCTTGGTGATGAAGAGGATCCTACTTTAGTATTCCGAGTTGATGAAGCTCTCCAAAAGATTGAGCGTAAAATTCTAAAAGATATTGACAAAAGAGCACTTAGAGCTAGTTTATATAATGCTTTAAGAATTCTTATTATTGGTGGAACAACGGTAATTTCCAGCCTTGATGATTCATTTAGAGTTCTCAGGCTAAACCAGTTCGTTGTAAAGCGTCATCCAGATAAGAAACTAAAGTTTGTTGTTTATAAAGATAAGATTACTAGAGAAAAAGTAATGGAGATTGCTCCTCATCTTTGCGAGAACAGCAAGAAAGAATACTTTGAATTATATACTATTCAGTATTATAATGAGGATGGTTCAGTCAAAGTTTGCCAAGAGATTGAGGATGAAAGGGTAGTCGAAGAGGAGTTCAAAAAGCCTCCTATTTTTGTAGTTACATCTAACATTTTAGACGAAGAAGATTATGGTCGTTCCATTGTAGAAGAGCTACAGGGCGATTTATATACTCTAGAAAGACTAAGTGAGGCTGTCTCTCAGAGTGCCGCTATTGCTAGTAAGCACATCTTCCTGGTCGATCCTGCTGGAGCCCTTAGAGGTCGTGATTTAGCCAGAGCAAATACAGGAGATGTAATCTCTGGTCGTGCTACCGATGTTACGGTACTACAGTCTCAGAAGGGAATGGATCTCAATATTGTATTCCAGCATATTGCAGAACTAAAGGACCGTCTTGGTAAGGCTTTCCTTATGACTGCTGAAACTTTTCCTGATCGCCAAATCACTGCTACTGAAGCCCGAGCTAGAGTAGCTGAAATCGAGGCAAGCCTTGGTGGTGTGTACAGCCAACTATCACAAACACTACAGCTTCCTTTTCTAAATCTAGTAATTCAAATGCTAGAACAAGATAACAAGATTCCAGAACTTCCTGAAGGAGTTACTGTAAACATTATTACAGGACTAGATCTTCTGGATCGTAAGAGCAAAGTAACTCAAATTCAAGAGTTTATTGCTCTAGTTGCTGGGTTAGGTCCAGAAGCTATAAAGCTGATCAACCCTGTAGCTATTGTAAAAGAACTTGCAAAAGGTATTGGGCTGGACATTGAAACCTTTGTTGTTGATCCTAACGAGCAACAAGATCCAATGGAAGGTATGATGAGAACCCGAAACCAGATGCTTACCTCTGCTGCTGATGGAGCTATTCAAGGTGTGGGTAGTGCTGCCGCTGGAGCTGTGGGACAAGTAACAGCAGAACAAGCTGCTGAATCATTGAGGGCTACAGATATGCCCGTATAATATAGGAAACTAAAATATGACTGATATAAGCGATATTCAACCCGTTGCTAGAGACACAGGTAACAATAACTTTCAAAGAGTCCACATGACTCCTACTGATAACCCAGAATCAAAACATACTGCTGAGGAGGCGATTCAAGAGGGTCGTGTTAGAACTGATGAAGAGAACTATAAAGAAAAGTTCAAAGTAGATGTAAGTGAAAAACCCCAAGAAGAGGAGGCAGAAGAAACCCTACTAGCTGGAAAGTACAAGTCTGCTGAGGAGCTTGAAAAAGCTTACAGAGAGCTTGAATCTAAGTTAGGTAAAGGAGAAGCTAAAGAAGAAGAGGCTACCGAAGAGGAACCAAAAGCTGAAAGTGCTCCTGAAATTAGCCAAGAACTTTATTTCAAAGGATACGAAGAATGGCAAAAAACAGGTCAACTAAGTAAAGAAACCGTTCAAAAGTTTGTTGATGGTGGTATTCCTGAAAGATATGTTCAACAGTTTGTTGATGGAGCAAACGCTCAGATTGAACTAATGGTATTGCGTGTAGCCGAAAAGCTAGGTGGTGAAGAAAGAATTGATGAAATTGCTGATTGGGCTATTGAAAACCTACCCCAAAGTGAGGTAGATGCTTATAATGAAATGATTGATTCTGGTGATGTAGATAAGATGGTTACTGCTTATACCTCTATCGAAGCCAGGATGCAAGGTAAATCACAAAAACGATTTATCGCTCCAGAGCAAGGTACATCCAGAGAGAACAGTGGTTTCGAGTCTAAAGCCGAAATGATTGCTGCTATGAATGATCCCCGCTATGCTAAAGATCCAGCTTATCGCTCTCAAGTAGAAAGACGACTAGCTAGAACAAAAAATCTATAATAAATTTCTCTATTAGGTATCAGTCTCCCTATATACTTTTGTATAGGGAGACTTTTTTATGAATATAAAATTATGTAACAAATGCAAGGAAGTAAAAAATGTAAGTGAGTTTTATGCTGATAAAAGCAAGAGAGATGGTCTTCACACTAACTGTAAAGTGTGTAAGCAAAAAAGAATAGATAGAATAAAAGAAATAAAACAAGAGTACTATAGACTTTTTGGTGGTTGTATAGTGTGTGGATATAACAAATCCTTTCATTGTATTGACTTTCACCATATAGATCACAACACTAAAGAGTATGCTATATCCAAAATGACTGCTAGTTCTGAGTCTAAAATTAGAAAAGAACTATATAAAACAATCCCACTTTGTAGAAACTGTCATGGAGAGCATCATGCTGGTGTAGGACAAAATACTGACTATTTTATAAAAATACACGAAGATAAAACAAGAGCATGGAACTTAGTTTATAGATAGACCCACGCTTTGTCTGTTAGCGATAAAGCCCTTTGCGAAGGACACCTTTGTTATGTAACAGAGAAAAGTGGTTTGGGTAAAATCAAATCGTTTTTTTCTAAAAATGTCATAAGACATAACAAGTCATAATAAAGGAGATAATAAAATGACTAACATTTCAGATTATGGTTACGCTGGTAATGCCAACGATAACACTTGGACTGGAGTTTTTGACACCGACAACGCACTTTTCCTTCGCGTCTTTGGTGGTGAAGTTCTAGCCGCTTTCGAGAAAGCTATCGAGGTTTCACCTCGCATTATGTCTCGTACTCTTACACAAGGCAAGAGTTGCCAGTTTCCTATTCATGGTCGTGGATTCGCTCGTCACCACGTTCCAGGAGAAGATATTCTTGATCAGACTAACACCGCTGATGTCTACCTAGATGTTAGTGCTGGTTCTGACGCTAGTGCTGGTCTGCCTATTGCTTACACCTCAGGAACCCCTTCTTACCTCAGCAACCTAGGTGCCGAGCAGAAGACCATTCTTATCAATGATCTTCTTATTGCTTCCGTTTTCATTGATGACCTAGAGGAAGCTAAGGCTCACTACGATCTTCGTAGCACCTATACTTCTGAGCTTGGTAAGGCTATTGCCCGTCGTGTTGATAACCTTGCTGTTCGTGCTCTAGTTTCCGCTGCTGGTGGAGGCATTACTGGTCCTATGAGAGGTGGACAGGATGTTACCCTCCCTAACTTTGACACTCAGGCTGATACCTGCGCTTCAGGTATTATTTCTGCTGCTCAGAAGCTAGACGAGTATGACATTCCTTCCGATGAGCGTTTCTGCGTTCTTCCTCCATCCATGTACTACCTCCTGCTTCGTGCTGCTGGCGGAATTGGTGGTGATAGCTATGCTGCCCTTCTCAGCCGTGATTACAGCATGGGTAATGGAGACTTTGCTGAAGGGCGAGTGCTAATGGTTGCTGGTGTTCCTGTTGTTGTCACTAACAACGGTGGATTTGGCCGCAACATGCTTCACCCAGAGCCAGGACAGTATAACACTGACCTTCGAGTTGACCTCACCAATGTTGTTGGTGTTGTTGCTCACAAGAGCGCCGCTGCTATGGCTAAACTAAAGGATCTCCAGGTCGAATCTGAGTACATGATCCAAAACCAGGGCAACCTCTTTGTAGCTAAGATGGCTGCTGGTATTGCCCCACTTCGTACTGACGCTGCTGTAAAGCTAGTCAAGTCCTAATGAACCTGCGTTGAGGCAATACGCCTTTCGTGTGACTTCGCTGGGGACCAGTCCTTTTGGGGGCTGGTCCTTTTGCTTTGCTAGGAACTTACTAAATAGGAGATTGTCCAATGAGAACGACCAAAATTGATGCCATAAACGAAGCTCTTACTCTTGTAGGAATAAATGAGGTAGCAAGCCTTGAAGATCCTGTTCGTCAGGATGTTATTCAAGCAGAGGAGACTTTAGATCAAGTTCTAAAGCATATCGCTACTCTAAATAGCTATTACAATAGATACGCAGAAGTAGAATTTACTCCCGATTCAGATGGTTTTATTTATGTTCCTGATGATGTGTATGATATTGAATACATCAAAAGCCCAAGAATTCAAGTAGTTATCAAAGGAAACAAACTATGGAATCTAACTGATAAGACTTTTGTATGGGATATAGGAAGCACTTATAAGTTTTCTGTTACTTATTATTTAGAATTCTCAGATCTTCCTGAACAAGTTATGCGTTATGTTATTATGGCTACTGCTAGAAGACTATACCTAAAACTATTTGGTGTTACATCTCAGTTACAGGCTCTAACACTAGAAGAAAAGATGGCTTGGGATATTTGGCAAAAGTGGGAACAAGACTCAATGGATGCTAATCTACTAATGCACCCAGATGTATTTAGAATTTGGGATTCACCACGCAGAGCAGGAAGAAACTTTAGACGATAATCATGCCTATTCAGCCAATAACAGTACCTAATTTCTACGGAGGCATTAGTCAAAAATCAGAAAGACTAAGAGCCTTGAATGAGTTTGAGGATGTTCTAAACTGTGATGTAAGTTTGGAGGATGGAATCTATAAAAGAAACCCTAGCACTTATGTCTCTGCTTTGGAGTATGATGTTAGTAGTTCTGATGCTTACATTCACACCTTTATCAAGAACGAAGATACTCATTACTTCATGGTCTTTGACGGATCTGCTGTCAAGATTTATGATAATAGTGGAGTAGAGCAGAGTATCAAGTACGGATCTTTAGACGCATCAAATTACTTTTCGGGTACTGGAGGAGCAATAGCTAATCCTAGAGATGTATTCAATACCGTAACAATTGGTGATGGTGTAGTAGTAAATAGAAGAGATGTAACTACAAGAATGTCTCCAGATCTAACAGATGCTGCTGATGCTTCTGTAGCTTATTTATTTATAAAACAAGCACAATTTGGCTGGATTCCTTTTAGATGGTGGTTCAATCTTGATGGAAGTGCTTACTATGGGGAAGTACAAACGGCTAAGGATGCTGGTAGTGTAAGATCAAAAAGAAACGCTGATGGTTGGTTTGCTGGACTCAATATCAATACAGAAGCTATTGCTATCTATGTTATGCAGACCGTCAACAATGCTCCTACAGTAAACGATACAAGTGCTACTCCTCTTACTGAGGCTTATAGAACTTGGGAAGATGCTCCTGTATCAGCTACAAAAAGTATAGGCAGTACGGTAAAAGTATTTACTACCGATGGTTCAGACTTTGAGAACTGGAATGTCTCTGATGGTTTAGGAGATGAGGGTATTATTTTGATGTGGAAGACTGCTGATAGTCTAGAAGATCTTCCATATAGTATGCAAGAAGAAACTCCTATTCTCCGAATAACAGGTAACAAGTCTGATCTAAGTGATGATTTCTATGTAAGATACCTAAAAGATGCGTTTTCTTTAGAAAAGAACCTAAATCTAAGTTCTCAAGAGGGTGGATATGATTCTACATCTGTTACTGGTCTAACATCTGTAGTAAATGATGCGTCTGGTATTGATGTTACTCTTGATGATCTAGGAGCTTGGAGAGAGTGTGCTGGGTTTAGTCTGAAGTACAAGTTTGATACAGCCACAATGCCTCACATCATTGTTCAAAGACCTGATGGCTCTTTCCTGGTAAACAAGCTGGATGGAGATGCGTCCTCTGTAAACAATGACCCAAACGTAGCTAATAC